AGACTTAGCATTTATCTCACTATCAAAGTATATATCTGCTGTATTCCATAGCTGTGCAACCTCACCACCTACGAATGCAGGTGCTTCTGCTACAATGTTTGCTACTACTGCTCCTTCATATAAAGGTTGAGCTACTGCTCTGATTAAAGGACCTACGTAAGGTATGTTTTCTAGACCTGCTTCATCAGGATTAGTTTCTTCTGATGCTACAGGAGTAGTCATTATCTTTAATTCATTAGCTAGTATAGTAGCTGACTTAGTATCACCAGCTTCATGTGCTTTATGGAGAGCTGACTCAACATCTTGTAGAGTGTAATCACTCATAGCTTCTCCTATTTAGTATATTTATCTATAATACTTTGTGTACCTTTTTGTAAAGGTGCTTGTGTTTGTGATTCAATTTGTTGTTGCTGAGTCTTACTTTTTAATGAAGAACTATCTCCCCAACCCCAACCATCTGCATTATAAGTAGTAGTAGCTTTTATTTCTTGTTCTGCTTTAGCAATAGCAGTCATAGCTGATTCACCATTAGAAATGTGTTCTTCTATTTTACTATAAAATAAACTCTCTGCTTGAGCATAAGCTTTATCATCAGTGTCACCACCACCAGTAATATTTTTCATACCATTTTGAATTAATCTATTTAAAGGACTAGCTGGATTTTTAATTCCCATTTGTAATTGTCCTCTTTCTTTCTGAGCTTTTAATTCTTTCTTTAAATCTAAAGCTTGTTGTGCATTTGCTTTTTTAGTGTCTGCTACGTCTTGTTTATATGCTATATTAGCTTCTGTTTCAGCTTTCTCATTAGCAAGGTTAGCTCTATGTGTTTCTAACTTAGTCATAGTATCTGCACTAGCACCTAGTTCACCTAACTGTTGTTGCAATGTTTCTAGCATAGACTCTTGGTCTGAAGTATCACCTTTCATAATTTCCATAGTGTTGAACATAGCTTCTTCTGCAATAGCTTTTTCTTTTAGTATATCATTAGGATTATTAAACAACCCTCTACCTATTTTATTTACACCAGCAGCCATTAGTCCCCAGGGACCAGGAGCTAGTTGACCCATGTGATAATCATCTCGTTGTCCAGCTACTTGCCTAGCTAATAGCTTTTCATCAAAGTTAAATAATCCTTCTATTGTTGCCATCTATAGTCTCCTTATTTTCCTAATACTTTTGCACCAGCAGATATAGTCGAACCAAATCCACCACCTGCTCCATAAGCTTGTAAGCCTGTACCAACTAAGTTTGTAAATGCACCTGAATTAGCTGCCCCTGTTTGATACTGAGCATTAACTCCTTGACCCATTAAACCTGCCATAGCTTGTTGTCCTGGAACTGCAGCTGAACCTAAGCCCATACCCATTTCAAATGGTTTCATACCTGTAGCTTCTACACCAGAACCCATACCAAATAGACTATATACATCATTATAAGGTTGCATTCTTAAATCATTACCTATTCCATAGTATCCTAATCCTGAAGACATATCAGCCATTTGTTCTTGTCTAGCTCTAGATAAAGATTCTACTGCTAATTGATTATCTTCTCTATTCATAGCTGTTAGATACTCCATTCTTTCTGGGTTTAAGTATCCACCACCTTCATAAGCTGCACTACCTTGTCCCATACGTCCACTAGCAAAGAGGTTGTTAGCTAGTCCTTGTTGAGACTTAGCTCTTTCTGGAGCTAATATCTCTTGTAGGTCAGAGTAATAATCACTACCTACTTTAGATATATCTCTATCAAAAGCTTCGTTAAACATTGACAAGCCTTTATCTTTAATAGCTTGTCCTTGTGCAATATCTGTTTCGTTAACTCCACTTAGAGCTTGATTCATAAACATGTCTCTAAGTTGTATTAACTCAGGACTTAGTTCATAATTAGCTTTGTTATTCTCATAGTCAAAGTCAGCAGAACCAAAGTAAGAGCCAGTAACGTCCCAGGGTTTATACTGAGCAGCCTGTCCAGCTTCTTCATAACCTCGTTTTGCTTTCTTTCCTACTCCTGTACTACCTGTAATTGCTCCTACGACTGAACCCATTATTTCACCTCTTTTTCAAAAATATAACCTTTTAATTTAAATCCGTACTTCCGTTCAAAAGCTTTGTATCCTGCTTTTCTGGTCGTACCTCCTAGTATTGTCTTACATCCTAACTGCTTTGCTAACTCATTCATGTACTTATCCCAATAGTCTCCATTACCATATACATTTAAACAAACAAATGCATCATCATCTAGTACCCAACTCATGAACCCATGTTCATTTTCAATAAGATTATCTGTTAATACTTTTCTACTTCCTGATTTCTTTAGAAATCTTTCAGCTGTTTCTTTATCCAATGTGTCTCCTTTACCAAGAAATCTTAACTACACCTTTTGCTCCTGTACCACCTCTCCAAGAATATGGATTAGACCTATCTCTAGACCCAGCTCCACCACCTCCAGCAGCATAACCAGTAGCATTTTGTCCATGTGTATAAACACCACCTGCACCACCAGTACCTGTACTATACTTACCATCTCCACCTTTACCACCTATGTGACTTGCATGGTCTCCTCCACCACCAGATGTTGCAGTAGCTCCTTTATTACCTGCAGTTCCTCCTGCACCAGAACTATAACTTCCTCCTGCACCACCTACACCTTCAGAATATGATTGTCCTCCTCTACCGCCTTTACCACCATAACCTATATAATTAACACTTCTACTTCTTAGTGTAGAATTAGAACCAGTAGCTCCATTTCCTCCAAGTCCATTACCTCCACTACCACCATTACCCATAGTAAATGTTATAACTTCTCCTGGTGCAACAGAGATACCTCCTTTAGCGACTCCACCAGAGCCTCCTCCGCCTCCGCCACCACCTACTTCATTTTCAGTACCACCACCACCTCCGCCTCCTGCTCCTGAGACTTCAATGTTTAAAGTGTATACACCTGTAGGAATAGTAAATGAACCATCAGAAGTAAATGTACGAGAACCTGCTTTATATAATAAAGACCTCCATGTTCCTGATACTTTAATAAATGCATCTTTACAAGGTCGCCAAGCTCCAGCTACTTTAACATATAACTCTTTAATTTGTTTGTAACCACTCTTATTTATATACAAACTCATGCTTAATACCTATACCAAATATCACCATCAGAACCTCCACTAGGACTACCAGTAGAAATGAATTTATCATTGGTAGCATTAGAACCTACTACATGTCCATTAACAGTAGTATCAGCAATTGTACCTCCTGTAATAGCAACTGCATCAGCATCTTGTTGTGACATAGTTCCTAAAGCTCCTGCTACTCTATCCACAAAAGCAGTAGTAGCTAACTGAGTTGTCTTTGTTCCTTCTACAGCAGTAGGAGCAGTAGGTACACCAGTAAATGCTGGTGAGACTATATTAGCTTTACTTGCAACAGCTATAACTAAGTTATTAAATTCAATATCAAACTCCGAACCTCTAATAATCTTATCATTATCTGTATCTGGTAAAGAGTCCTTTCTTAAAAAGTTTGTTGTTTTTACATAATTACTCATTAGCTTCTCTTCCCTGTTTTTAAAAATATATCAATCTTTTGAACACTGATTAGTTCATCACGAATTGTAGCATCTAAACCAAAGTAGAATGATTCACCACTACCACCTAAAGGTATCTTAATTCTATGTACACCAATACCTACTGAAGCATACTTACTTACACCATATAAAGATGTAGGAGCTGAGTACTTTGGATATATACCTGTACCTAAATCTCTATCTACTACAACCTTTCTTGGATTCCTTGAATAATCATAACCATACTTCATAACAAAGTCTTGTTGTTTAGCACCTTCAATAGTTAAGGTAGCTCTCTTAGCAAGTTTACTAAGTATTTGTCCTTGCCCACCTAAATCAGAACTAGCTGACCTATAGTTCATATCAAATGTAGTATCTCTATCTTGTAGTCCTGTATACTGAGCTACTCCTCCAGTTACACCTAAAATTAATCCATACTTCTCTCTATCATCAAAGTATGCATTAAATAGCTCTCCACTAGCTAATGACCATGTAGTACATCTAGCACTACCATTCTCTAATGGCATTCTTAAATCTAAATATATTATCTTTTTGTTTAAAGGTAATGTAACTACATAGAATGCATCATCTTCACAATACCCAGCTCTTATGTTTTCTAAATTAGTTTCATAGTCTAACCATCCTGTCATCTCATCTCTAATATTAAGAGTAAGTTCTCTCATTGGCATAGACTTCTCTTGTACAGTTCTAGAGAAACTTCTAACACCTGACTTAGACATGAAGATTAAATCCGTACCAGTGGCTTTTATGGAGTCCCTAGATAGACATCCTACACCAGTAATAACATCTTCTAATGACATAGTATCAGGATTATCTACTCCCTTATAAATAA